TGTATCGCTACAGATATAAGACGACCAAGTTCTCTGCCACCTTGTTCATCACCTTCAACAGAAGAACCAGAAGCATCTACATTTACAACAATACTTGTTCCACCACCTAACTGATTATTTGGAATAATAGTTCCTGTCCTATCAGGTACAAATAGCTCTGGTCCACGTTCTCCTACTATTGAAGCTCTACCTACTGGTGGCCTTCCACCATTCGCAAAATTTTGAACACTTTGACCTCTTGGTAAGCCAAAATCAGGACTGTCAAAATCTCTACCAAATCTATCTGTTCCTCCTGATCCAAGTCTATTTGTAGGACTTCCACCTCTCTGTCCTGCTATACCTTGACTAAAGAAACTTAAACCAATACCTAATATTTTCATTTGTATTTGTTTTGCGATCATTTGTGCTGCCATATCAAGAAAATGATTTGCTGTACGTTGAAATAGATTTCTTAATGCTTCTTGTGCTGTCATAGAACCGCTAACTATTCCTCTAAATGATTCAGAAAAAGAATCCCCAAGTGATTTAGATAAAGATATTAATTGATTTAAAGGATCTATAAGCTCTTCTAATTCATCTCTAGGTTGTGATATTTTTCTCACTAAATCTCTTGCTTCTATTCTTCTTTGTTCTTCATTAAATTTTCTGTCTGCCTCTGCTTGGGCGGAAGCATTAGCATCAAATAAATCTTGTCTTTGTTTTTGTAGAAATGGATTATTTTTTATGTTTTTAAAGAATTTTGGATCACCAGAAAGAATTTGATTAAAGTCAGATAATACAGCTCTAAAACTTGTTATTGAAAAACCTTGTCTCGATAACTTATCAGCATCTTTTTTTGTTTCTTCATCTTGTAACTTTTTAATTTCTTCAAGAATAAATTTTTGTGCCTGTAAACCACCAGCACCAGTAGCAATATCAACAGCCTGATCTGCTCTTTTTTTACCAATTTTCTTTTCAATTAAATCAATATTATTTAAAATATCAACTGTTTTTCTTAAATTTACTAATGTATTAAATGTACCTTCATCTCCAAAAACTTTAGTAAGACTTATTCTTGCTGAAGCACTAAAAGCCTCAAAAGATCGAGCAGCTTGTAATGCTTCTTGTGATGAAACTCCAAGTTCTTTTCCTAATTTTTTAATACTAGCAACAGTAAATTCAGAATCTCCTCCTGTTAATCTTATTGATTTATTTAATTTTTCAATTTCTTTTCTAAACTCTATAGCTTCACCAATTTTTTGAGCAGCAGCAGTAGCAACAATAGAACCAGCAAATCCAAATCCAGGACTCAAAGCACCACCTAATGCACCCCCGACACCACCAGCGATTGCAGCACCAGGACTCTGACCGAATAATAAGGGGAAACCACCACCGATTAGACCACTTTGAGCAGCACTAGCAATTCTACCTGCTCTACCTCTACTGTTAAAGAAAGCACCACCTTCTTGAAATTGATTTCTTAATAGTCTCCTACCTCTTTGTAATATGTTTAATTTTGTTTTTTCAATTTTTTCAGACTTCGTATCAATAACTAAATTTTGTTTTTTAACTGCAAGTATTTTTTGTCTTGTTTTTAATTCTTTTTGTAATAATCTATCTCTTTTAGCTTGATTTCTTCTGATTGATTTTTCAACTGGATCTTGAATACCTGGCCTGTCTGGACCAATAAAACCTGCTGGCCTTCCAACTGTTTGATTAATAATTTTTCTTCTAAACTTTTGTTCTGCTGCTCTTATTTGGTCATCACTAAAACCTCTTGATTCAAGAGTTTGTGCAGAGATTCTTGATGGAAGGATTTGTGGCCTTAACAAATCTGCATCTTGACTAAAACCAAGAAAGTCTGAATCTCTTCTGGCTGCTTGACTACGGCCTATGTTTCTACCAACATTACCTCTCATCGCATTTTGACGAGCTAATAATGTATTCATTTTTAATGCAGCTTGAGTTGTTATATTGATTTCTTGATTTAATTGTTTAAATCCTGCAACACCAATAGTGCTGGCTTCAAATGCTTTTTTACCTAAGCCTTTAATGCTAACTCTTGAATTTTGTCTCCAAAAATCATATAAGCAACAGCTAATGCACCTGCTCCTAATGGATCACCAGCAGCAAAAGCTCCTAATTTTGATAACGCTGCACTTAAAGCACTAACTTTTGTAGTTGCGATTGCAGTGCTTTTACCAAACACAGGTAAGAAAGTTGAAGCAGTTCTTTTTAAATTATTCAAATCATCAACTGCCTTATTAATACCTATTCCACCACCTAATATTCCCAATCCAAGAGTCCTACGACCTACTCCAGTTCCAAATGTTTGCCTTAATAATATATTAAAACCATTAACACTTTTACTAGCCTGATTAATCTTTTTACTTGTCATATCAACTTCTTTCGCTAAATTATTAAATCCTTTACTCTCTATTCTCTGTAATGTCTTTTCTATATTAGTTAAACTACGAGTTATACGATCAGTCGCACGTTTTATCGCCTTATCATTGACATTAAATACTATATTTCTCGTATAATCAGCAGCCACTTAATTACTAAGAC